CCAAGTTGCACAAGGTTTAGATACTAAACCATCTTGTAAACTTGCAACAACAGGTAACTTAACAGCAACTTATAGTAATGGTACTGCTGGTGTCGGTGCAACTTTGACTAATTCAGGTTCACAGGCCGCTCTAGTAATTGACTCAACTGCTGCTAATTTAAATGATAGAATTTTAGTTAAAGATCAAACTGCTCCTGCTCAAAACGGTATCTATGTTGTAACTAACATAGGTTCTAATTCTACAAATTGGGTATTAACAAGAGCAACTCCAGAAGATCAACCATCAGAATTAACAGGTGGTGCTTTCGTATTTGTAGAAGAAGGTACTGCTAACTCCGATAACGGTTATGTATTTACTCATACAGGTGCGCCTACTTTCGGTACAACTGCTTTAGATGTTGCTCAGTTTTCTGGTGCAGGTCAAATAGTTGCAGGTCAGGCGTTAACAAAAAATGCAAATACTTTAGATGTTGCAGTTGACGATAGTTCAATTGAAGTAAATACAGACGCATTAAGAGTTAAGGCATTAGGTATTACAAATGCTATGTTGGCAGGTACGATACAAACATCAAAACTTGCAAACCCATTTATTACTTTAACAGACGAATCATCAACAACTGGTAGAGTATTTTTAGAAGAAAATTTAGAATTTTTAGCTGGCGAGGGTGTTAACACTACGGTAGATAATAATACAATTAGAATATCAGGAGAGGATGCTACAACATCAAATAAAGGTGTTGCTTCATTTACTTCAGATAACTTTGCCGTATCTTCGGGTGATGTATCTATCACAACCGTTGACGGAGGTACATTTTAGTGGCAACCGTAATTAAACCTAAAAGATCAGAAACGCCAAATCAAATTCCAGGTGCTGCTGCTTTAGCAGTACACGAATTGGCGATGAACGTAACAGATGGTAAGTTATATACTAAAACATCTGGTGGCGTTGTAAAAGAAGTTGGTGGTGCTGGTGCTGTAACTTTACAAGCAGTTACAAATGCTGGTGCTGTAACTAATAATGATATTACACTAAACGGTGCGAATATAATCTTTGAAGGTTATTTAGAAAACGCATACGAAACAACCTTGACGGTTGCTGAACCTACTGGTGATAGAACAATTACTTTACCAGACTCAGATGGTGTGGTTGCAATGGACGGAGACGCATTAGCGTATTCAATAGTTTTTGGTAGTTAATTATGGCAAGTACATTTAAAAATGCAGGAATGGCAGTTCCGATAACAGATGATTCATCTGCTAACTTATATACAGCGGCTGCAAATGAATATGCTGTAGTACACGCATTATTTATTTCTAATAAAAGTACGACTTCTACTGCAAAAGTAAATGTAAAGGTTTCAACTGATGGTGGTTCTACATTTTATCATATAGGTAAAAGTTTAGAAGTTCCACCAAGTAATACATTAACTTTAGATAAACCAGTTAATTTAGAAAACAACGATATTATACGAGTTGTTGCCGACCCAACACCTGACTCAAGTTCAGTAGATGTTGAAGCAGTTACAAGTATTTTGGCGTTAACATAGGAATAAATATAGGGAAATATGCCTTATCTAGTATCACATACACCTGCCGCTTCAACGAAGCAAAAGTCTTTCAATGGTTTAAGAAGAACCAAAGAGGGTATGTTATATTTGACTTCAGTAAATCCTAATCTAGGTAATGAAACTATTGAAGTATCAAAATTTTTTGAAGACGGTAAATCTGATTTCGTAGGTAGAGATGAAACAGATTACGTTGATGAAAGATTGGAAATGTATGATGTCAATTACTTTACAACAGACGGTTCGGCATATCAATTTACAATATCAGTTCCAGTATTAAATGAGTCAAGGATTGCAGTATTTTTAGATGGTGTTAAACAAGTACCATTTTCAGACTTTACATTAGTCAATAATACCGTAGTAACATTTACTCTAATTCCTAAGACTGGATTGAGTATCGTTATAGGTTCAGTTAAGAAAAGATATTTTAACAATGATAGCGATAGATTTCAACAAATTAACTATTCTGATAATCCTACTACAACTTTTCTTATAAATAGTACTAGTGGAGATTTAGTAAAAAGAGTAAACGCAAGTGTATCAAGGTCCGCTGAAGGTTCAGACGATTTTGACACATTTGAAAGTACAACGGCAAGTTCAGGAACGACAACTTACCAGAGTGCAGTATAATGAGTAATTAAGGGAAAACAATGGCAGATTTTAAACTAGGTAGACTTAAATTTAAATGGAGAGGTGATTGGGCAACTAGTACTGGCTATGTTATAGACGACATAGTAAAATATGGTGGTAATTCATATGTGTGTATTCAAAATCACACTTCACCAAATAACGAAAACATTTTTTATACTAGTCCAGGCACATATACAAACTATTGGGAACTACACGGCGAGTCCTTCTTTTTCAAAGGTACTTACGCCAATTCAACTTGGTACAAACTAAATGATGTTGTATCTTATGGTGGTAAACAATATAGAACAACAACTGCTCATACATCTTCAAGTGCAGTATTAGATCAATCAAAATTTGAACAATATTCAGACGGTATCACTTTTAGAGGTGATTACACTTCTACAACTCAATACAGATTAAACGACCTAGTTAAATATGGGGGAAGAACATACCGAGTAACTACTGAGCATACATCTGCTGCTGGTGGTGACGTAAATATAGATTTAGCAAAATTCACTTTATATAGTGAAGGATTAGCATTTAGAGGCGATTGGGCAACTACAACATATTACAGATTAGATGATGTTGTAAAATTTGGTTCTTACCAATATAGATGTACAACTGCTCACACTTCAGGCGCAACTTCAGACGATTTTGCTCAGGCAAATTTCTCAATTTATTCTGAAGGTTTACAATTTGAAGATTCATACAACGCAAGTACGGTTTACTCAAAAGGAGATGTCGTAACTTATGGTGGATATTCTTATGTGTATGTTGCAGACGAAGAAGCGTCAGGACAAACACCTGCTGATAATGCTACTTGGGATGTAATAACAACTGGTTTCAATGCGACTGGTGTTTACTCTCACGGAACAGCATACAAAACTGGAGACACGGTCCAGTATGGTGGTAATAATTATGTCTGTATATTAGACGCAACAAATCAAAGACCTGCAAACACAAACGGTACAGATAACTCAACTTACTGGAAGAAAATAGTAGGTGGGTTTAACTTTAGAGGAACATATGACGCAACAGCAACTTACAATGTAGGTGATGTAGTTAGATATTCTTCAAACTCTTATGTTGCATTAAAAGATCAACAATTAAATATTCAACCAGGTTCAGACGCAACCGTATGGAGTATTGTTGCACAAGGTGATACTGCCGCTGTATTAACTACACGTGGTGATATGATTACCCAAAATGATGGTGGTGTTGCAAGATTACCTATTGGTCTTCCAGGTTCAAATTTAACAACAGATGGTAACGACATTGTATGGAGTGGAACATCTGCTGGTAATGTATTATGGGTTTCTCCTAGTGGAAATGATAATCTGCCAGGAACAGAATCACAACCATATAAAACTATCAAACACGCTTTAGAAAGAGCAAAGGCTAAAAAATTAAGAGAAGTTGAAAACGTATCTGGTGGTACAGGTGGTACTGCAGGAACGTATAATGATGTAAGAGGTGTAACATACAAACAATTTACGGTTTCAGGTGTTCCTTCATCAACATCATTTGAAATTTCATTAGCAACTTCTACATATGCACACACTTATGTTAGTGGTGGTGAAGTTAGAAAAACAGACGACACATCATTAACGGTAACTAATGCACCTTATAATAATAGTTCAGGTGTTATTACAATTACAACTTCAGGCGCACACGGATTATCAGTAAGTGATACCGTAAGAGTTAGAGGTTTAGATTATACTTGTTCTCTAGGTGCTAAAACATATCCTGAGTTAGGTGAATCACCTTACTTTAGAGTTAATACTTCAGGTTCAGTATCAGTAGAAATAGTAAACGGAACTGCTGACCACAATGTTGGCGATAAAATTAGAGTTGACGGATCAGAAATAGGTGGTGCTACAGCCGCTTTAACAATGGATGTAAAATCTGTTGCGAGTGATACATTAAGAGTTAAAAACGGTACATTCAGCGAATCATTACCTTTATTAGTAAGATCAGGTGTATCAGTAGTAGGTGAGTCTTTAAGAAATACAAAAGTACAACCTGCTTCAGGTAACGGTACTCAAATTAAAACGGTCAAATTAATAAACGGGCCATCAGCTGCTACTAACGGAACTTATCAATATATACACCCTAGTAAAATACAGAAAAAAGTTACGGTTGCAAGTGCTCCAGACGCAACGTCTATTACGGTTAATTTAGGCACTTCAACTTTAGCACATACTTATGTTAGAGGTGGATTAATTACAAACGCTGCTTATGGTGAAATAGTTGTTTCAAACGCAGTTTACAATAATTCAACAGGTGTATGTACAATTACAACTACAACAAATCACGGTTTATCTGCTAGTGATGAGATTAAACTATCAGGTTTACAATATACTACAACTGAAGGAGATAAATTTCTTCCAGAAGTAGGTACATCTGCTGTATTCATTGTAAACATTATAGGTGGTGAGAGTAAAGAAATTATAACTTATCACGGTGGTGCAAAATTTAATGTAGGTGATGTTATTACTTTACCATCAAATAAAATTGGTGGCGGTGGTGATCTAACTTTAGAAGTTGGTTCATTAGAGGCTAATAATGCTTCTAATATGTGGTTATGTAATGACTCAAACAATATTAGAAACTTTACATTTGTCGGATTAACAGGTACAAAACGAGCAGGTGGATTATACAAAGTAACCGTAACTAGTGGAACATCATTTACGGTACCTACATTAACAGATACACTAACTCATAGTTATGTTAAAGGTGGTAATGTAATCGCTGAAGGTGCAGAATCAACAGATATATCTGTATCTAACTATGCTTATGCTCACGGTGCTGGAGAGATTACGGTAAATACTAATTCATCACACGGATTAACAACAAACGATTATGTAACTCTAGGAAGAGGTAGATTTAATATTACAGACGTTGGAGAAAGAGTACTACCTAAAGGTGTTGAAATGGCAGGTGTTGTATCACTTGATCCAGGTGGAAATATTAAAAACGCTTCTCCTTACATACAAAACTGCACATCTGTAAACACAGGTGCTTGTGGTATGCAGATTGATGGTAACTTACATAAGAA